CCGCATGCGCGAAATGGCTAGCCAATCGGGTTGGGCTGACGACGACGATGATGCATACTTCGACGACGTCCCCACGTGGGAATCGGGTTTTCGGGAGAGGTCGCAGAAACCCGCGACCGCACTCTTGGGTGTGAACTCGGCGCTTACCAGTGGTCTACGGAATACGGAGAACCCTTCGGAGCAAACGAATTCAGAGAAGTCGGAGCCTGTGGGTTCAGAGCCATCAACCGCCCCCCCGGCAGGGGCCCTTCCGATAAAGCCCTCCGAGCCATCCCCGAGCTCGCGGACTACCAATGGCCGCCGAAAGGCGCGCAAGGCGAGGAAACGTCGCTCCGCTTCCAAGCCGGAAGGCATTGCCGAGTCCAACCCCCCCCCGGTCTCCGATCCGCAATCCAGCGGGTCATCCACGAATACCCCCGTACCCGAGTCCCCCCAGGATTTGCAGATGGAGAGATTAGCGCGTCGGATTCTGATGAAGATATTGTCAGAAAAACCAACCTCAGAAGCATTGTAAAGTGCTCTGTCGTTCGCGATTCAACTCCCGGAATCCCTTGGTCCAAGTGGGCTCCGAGCAACGGTGAAATAGTGGATAAATGGTTAGAGCAAATTTGTGTCCAAGTCGCCCAGAGGCTTCGTCTGCTTCTATTTGAGGACTGCACAAAACTCAATGCTGTTGAGCTTGTCAAACGAGGATTTTGCGATCCCATCAAAGTTTTTACTAAAGATGAACCGCATATAATCCTGAAAATCGTTCAGGGCAGGCTCCGCTTGATTTGCTCCGTCTCCGTCGTAGACAACCTAGTTGAGCGCGTCTTGTTCCGGTTGCAAAATCGGGCTGAGATCATGAATTGGCGTTCCATTCCGTCTAAACCCGGAATGGGCCTCGATGACGCTCCTATGGAAATTTTGTACGAAGACGTTCGGTCTAGGCAAATGGTCTCCCCAGTTGTCGGCACTGATGTGTCTGGCTGGGATTGGTCTGTGCAGGAGTGGGATTTGATGGCTGACGCGCAGTGCCGCATTGCGCTCGCCGGCTCTGGGGATGGCTCCCCTTATGCGACAGCGGTGTATAACCGGATTCGCTGTCTCTCCCACAAGGTCTTCGTCCTTAGTGATGGCCGGATGTTCGCCCAGTTCGTAGGCGGCGTCCAAGCGTCGGGCTCGTATAATACTAGCTCCACGAACTCGAGGATGCGTGTGCTGAATGCGTACGCAACGGGCGCGAGTTGGGCCATGGCTATGGGTGATGACGCCCTGGAATCGGGTGAAGGGGACAAGGTGGCACTGTATGCCGCTCTCGGAAAACGCGTTTCGTTTGTAGACGAAACAAAACTAGGTGAGTTTGAGTTTTGCTCCACCAAATGGCAGCAGTCTCCTCACGGCGTTCCGGTGACGTGGCCAAGGACGATGTACAGGTACTTGTCCCATAAAGAGAATCCCCTTTTGCGCTCTCAGTGGGATCTCCAGCTCCGCCATGACTTACGCCATCACCCGCGTGGCGTAGAGCTGTATCGGTTAGCGCAGGACTTGGTGGCGGCTCCTGATGAGGACACCGAGTAGGCGATGATATTCCGCCCGTCGACTAACGACGTTAAACTTAGCGTTTAGTGATTCTACGTCAAGAACCAGATGGAAAACTGTAAACCCATGATCTCAAAATCAACCCACCAGCGATTGTTGCTTTGGTGCCGTTTGTTGCATTGTTTGCTGCAAGTTATTGAGTGCGCGTCAGCCTTGTTAGTTGATGAGTAGCTCAACCTTCGCTAGTTTCAAGCCCTTCAGTGGGTAGTTAACTCTTAATTGAGGCTAGTGTCGGTGAGGTACTCACCTATCATAACGCGCCACGCCGACTCAGCTACATTCTCAAAACGGTGTTCTTAGTGGTTTCGCAAGCGCACAGCATACAGCGTTCGTGTTGATTGATTTTCG